AACAATCATTAACGCCATTTACTCAAATGGATGCTAGCAGTTTAGCCAGTCGATTAACACCAAGTCAATTAGAATTGCTGGGTGGAGAAACAGAAGCTATAAGAAGACAATATCTGCTTCAAACAGATCCTGATTCGGTGTTAGCTAATGAAATTGAGAAAACAAATCAAACTGGATCTTCTCTTACTACCTCTGAGGTAGCTGAAGGCGTAAGAGAAAGACAGGCCGGTGGAGTAGTTAATAATTATTATACTATCCCAACTAATGAATCTGGCAGAGGCGGAAATGGAAACGGCGGTGGAGCATATCTACTCCCCGCCGCACCGACAATGGATGTTATGGATCCAGTGTCTCAGTATTTTAATAGCAATTAATCTTCGTTTGCTAAACGAGCAAAGTAGCTCATGGTATCCTCTTCATCAGATGTAGAGGCTGTATCCATTGTAGCTTCAGCAGTAGCCATAGGAGCTGGCTGTGCTGTACGCTCAGGAAACTCAGGGATCTCATCGTCCAGTACGATTTCTTCCTTGACAGTACGAGGTGCTTGTTCACCTAGAACTTGAGCCAACTTAGTTTTAAGTTCGTCATATGTCTTATAGTTCTTAGGGTCAGAGAACTCAGATAGATCGTATGCTTTGTTGTATACTGTTTCTAGCTTTTCCTCATCACCATCAAACAAAGGACTTGGTCCACGGAACTCTGACTTATCATAGTTACGGTAACCTTCGACCTGACGGATCTTCAGTACAAAGTCTGCACCTTCCCAAAAGTTGAATGGATCCACTGGCTTTTCATCAGGAAACTCGGGCTGTAGCTGATCCATGATTTTATCAAAGATCTTCTTACCGAACTGATACATGAATACTTTACCTTCATTCTCTGGAGCTGAAGGATCAGATACAACCAAGACATTGGCTACATAATGTAGACGACGCTTACGTTGACGAACTGTTTCCTTATCAGACTCGATACCAGAGTTCCAAAGGCGAGTATTCATTTCAGATACTGGATCCTGTTGACCAATAGATGTCAATGAACGTTCGATGTACCACTGACCTGTTGGTCCTTTGAAACCATGATCCCAATAGCGAACCCAAGGTAGTTCATTGCCTTCAGTAGCTGGAAGGAACCGTAGGATAGCATAGCCGTTACCGGCCTTATCCACTGTTGGTTTCCAAATACGGTCATCCCCGTATTTCTTTTTCTGTTGTTCTCCACCTGCAGATTGTGCTGCTGCGACCAGTTTCGAAAAGTCGGTACGTGTACGTTTTAGATTTGCAAAAGACATATTTTTCTCCGTATATTTGTATTTGCTGAATTATCCACATTATTCATGATATGATTATTATATATCAGTTTACTCAATAGGTAAACTGTTTTGCCGTGGTAAAAAGTTTAATCTCATTGCCTCGGCTTCAATTTTATTCTTGATGATTGGTGAAATAAACTTTTTCACTTCCTCAAGTTCTACCTCATTCTTTTCGCAGAGGTAGATGACTGCGTCCATATAAGATGACTTATGACTTTGGACTGTAGTTTCAATTAGTTTTGCGAAGTCGCTTTTTGTTAGAAACGTTTTTTCTTGCTGCATTATCCTCATTTTCCATTTCTTGAGTGTACTCTTCGCCGAGGTCTGGATAAAAGACTCCGACTGTTCTTTTAGGCGTACCATCTAAGTAGTATGCCATTGCTACACTACGATGACGAATTTTGTTTTGCTTCTCTTCACCATAACGAAAGTCACGATATACACCATCACCTAGGTATCTTTGTAAGTTAAAGACATAGGCTTCAGTATCGTAATAAGCTTGACGCTCGTTCTTATCCTTACTGTCCTTGAAACCTTTCATGGACTTAAGAATATCTTTCTGGTATTTCAACCAGTCCTTTACGTTATTAGGGTTGAGAGGGTGTTCAGCTGGTAAGTCGCGAATAGACTCGTCAATAGACAAGTTTTTAGCAGGACCACGTGCTTCACGAGCTTTTTTCATACGCTCAACAAGAACAGCTTTTTGTTCTTCGGTAAGCTTACGTTTTTTACGTGGCTTCTTCACCTTGACTTCTCCGGTAACAGTACCTTTGATTTCTTTTCTGAACTGATCACGCTTTGACATAGTATAAACTCCTTCAGTATACAAGTATATTCTACCACAAGTAGAAGTAAATGTACACCATTAATTTAAATTAATTTTAAGAATTTTCGTCTTCAAGAGGAATGAGTTCAATCTCACCATCACGCATCTGATACCGAACGAACCCTCCATCTACTAGAAAGTGAATAGTGTTTTCAATGGTATCGTTCTTGTCACCTTCGCCGTAGTGCTTTCCAATCATGAAAGCGCAACCAGCGGCAGCAGCGAACAGAACCCACATAACAGTCTGTACTGAGATTAAAATCATGCATTCCTCCTGTATAGCGTACTACTATTTATTATGAAAACGAGATAACACTGTCAACTCGAAAGGAACGCCATTCATTTTTATTTACATCAATTACGCGAATTGCTTCTTGTGAAAAGCCTTTGCTTTCCTTTGCGGTGTTGTTATCACTTGACCACTCAGGGATAGCGTCTTCACGAAGAGTGCATAACATATCACGCTCTTCACCATTCGTTTTCTTAAAAATTACACGACAGTCACGCTGACGTAGTTCATTAATCATTTCATCACGATTCATTAATAGATCCTCCGTATCATAAAAAATTCCACTCATCCCTGTACCATTAACCTTTCACATAAATTATTCATAATCTTTTTCAGTGTTTCAACTTCATGGTTGAGCTTACCGATTTTTTCGTTAAGCTCATGGATTTTCATTTCTAATTGATTAGTCCCAGTCATTATCAAACCTCGTTGTTTCGTACATTGTTTCGCCATAGTATTCTTTGGCGTATTTAGAAGCATCAGTCCATTGATACATGTTTTCCCCTTCAGCGGGGATTTGCATGAAGTCACGTTTGACCTTTTTAGCCTGCTTCATTACCTTAGTAGATTGAGAACGAACTTTAGCCATACGCTTTTTGCGAGCATCTTCATGTTTCTTTTGCTCAGCAATTTTTTTGATTAGAGCGATACGATCATCATAGTTAGTTGCAACAGTCATGTTAGTCTCCTTTATCATCTACAACTAGTCTACCACAGTTTAAACCAATTGTACACCATTTTGTTTCGTTTAAAATCAACTACTTGTAATTTTTTTCTAAAACAAAGGTTCCTTCGGATAGATTAAATGATTTCATAAGTTTGAAATACATCTCCGGCTTGAACGATATCACGTCAAATCGTCTCAGCTTTTCATTCCACTGACGGATATGGCAGTAGTCATCATACAGAAGAGCCTGAACATCTTCAAGCTCTCCGGTATCATCCATCACTGTGATGAGAGTTTCATCTAGATCGAATTCAACTGTAATCATCACCACTCCTTTCGATCGTCTTCATTATCATAACCATAACGATATGCTTCAATCTCATCTGCAGTCATTTTGTCTTTTTCAATACGTTCTGATTGCATTGAATCACCAACATAATAATGTGGATTATATGGACGACCATAGTAAGCATCTGCACTACCACGATCTTGAGGTGAACCGTGACGAGGTAAAGCTTCTTTTTCAATTACGCTATCATTCATTAGATATTCTCCACAACTAGAGCTACAAGACAAATTACGATTAGAAGGATTCCAACAAAAATAAATTCCATTACGCTGCCTTTCTATAAAGATTGAAGATTTTCTGACGATCTTCGTAACCAAGATCATGTTTCCAGAAGAAGTGCATTAGACCCTGATCACATGTATGATCTTCACCCCATGCTTCACAAAGCATACGAATTGCATCGTCCCATTTGCATGAGCAAAGGTTCATAGTTTTACGAACTAAATTGCGGAAAGTAACAAGAGCTTCTGCTTCTTCTTTTTTCTGAAGAGCATCAGCCAAATAAAGATCTTTGATTAACAGATCCCAGCACTCTTGCTTTTCGTCTTCTGAGTATGATTTCCAATCATCCCAGAAACGTTGGCCTGGACGAATACCATATGCGTCTTTATATAGGTCGGAAACTAGGTTTTCTTCGTATGTGTAGGACATGGTGTACTCCTTTATTATCTCTGATACTAGTCTACCACAAATAAAAAGGAATGTACACCTTTTTGTTTCGTTTGAAATCAACTACTTACGTTTTTTTCTTCGGGCTCTTCTTCTGCAGATTCCTTGAGTTCTTTGATTGTTTTATTCAATCCAATTACTTCGTCCTCAAGGTGACGAATCTTGTTCTTGAGTTCAGCGTTACTCTGCCAAACAAGCTTATCAACATTCTGTACTTCACCCCAGAGAGTAAAGACTACACCTCCTACG